CACGGCGTGATTGATCTTAACCGTAGGGTTTTTGAGCTTGAACGCCATGACATCGTAGCAATGATTGCGCTCATGATTGTCAGGCAGTAAGAACTCACAATGATCACGCCAGCGTTTGATGTTTGCCGTGTGCTCATGGACTTTAGGCCGCGCGTCGATCCACTTGTTACCATAAACAAATCCGTCGCGCGTAACTGTCTCTTTATCGCCAGCCGCGTAAGTAATACCTTCAAGCACGCGCGCTTCATGCGACTGACGGTTTTCATCATATGCTATTGATGCTGGTATGATGCGGCCTTTGCCTTTATCATTAACGTGGATGACTGAGGTGCAAGCGACATGACGAAATAACGCATCAAAGTTACGCCGCGTGATTTCGCGTCGTGTTATCAAATTAAAATAAGCATCATCTGCAACAACATATAAAAACTTATCATACCATTCGCCCTTATCAGTGCGGCCCATCTCTTTAAAATCAACTTCAGCTTTTAATTTCTCAGCGTCGTCGTTAAACATTGTGTTGGGCGGTAGCTTCGCGTTCATCTCTTGCATCTCGGCCATTATCACATCATCGCGCAAGCCATGCTTCTCGTCAGGGCCGCCATTGTCACAAACCCATCGTAAAAATTCAGCGCTTTTAATTTTGTCGGTGCAGTGTCCGTGATAGCAACAAAACGAACGATCTAATGGTTTGTAGCGCGCGCCAATGTTACCGTCAGTGTGCTCATGATTGTTCGGGCATACAACATCAAGCCAGCCTTCAGCATTGACGTTAGAAAGCACAAGACTTTGCTCGTTGAGCCATGTTAAAACGTTATCTTTGCCTGTGTCTTTTATGCTGTAAGATATATATTTGGCCGTCGATGCTTCGTCTGGCACAACGTCAAGCGCAGCGCAGATCTCGGCTAACGTGTATTCTTTTCTGCTAAATTCGACGAGACGGGCTTCAAAGCTATCCCGTCCCGGTTTTTGATTAGTTGAGCCTGGCAACCGGCAGTTGCGAACGGCGTTAGTAGCGCCAGGATCAGAATAACCTGCGCGCGCAATAGCTGTAATAGCTGCACAATGTTCTCCTGTCGTTGGTTGTTCGCTGTAAACGTAACCCCACTGAAAGTTACCGGGACTTGTCTCGATGATCCATGTCGGTTCTAACGGTGGTGTTTTAGATTTTGTTCCGATGTCGTCCAACATCATAAACAAAACATGCTCACAGTTAGCCGTGCTTGCGCTCGGCTTACCATTTCTAAAACGATCAACGATAAACGAGCCTGTGTTAATGAACCACGCTTCGCCTGACTTGCGCTTATGCGTTGGCATATACGCAGGCCATGTGTATTTAATCGTGCCGTCAAGATGTAACTTGCCTGTGTCGATCTGCTTAACGACCAGCGCAGTCTCGCCTTCCGGCGCAAGCGAACAAATGTATTTAAAAAAATCATTTTCCATAGCGGGCCATCACAGTTGCTTCGACTTCCAGAGGTAAACCAGCCGCCCATGCAGGCGGCGTTCTCATTACGTGTTCTAATTTTATTTTATCTTCTTGCGGGTTTTTTGATTCCAAAACAATTTCGTCATGCACATGCAAAACAACATTATCAAACTGGCGTAGAGCCTCACGTAAAAGATCGTGTGCTGTAGCCTGAGTAACATTCTCACAAGCCAGCCCACGCCAAAGTCTAGCGCGAGGCCATTCTTTAGCGTCCGCCGCAGGCTTCCAAGATGCCTTTGCATAAGTGATCGCGTCGTCTTCGAATCGTGCAAAAGGATAACAAAGCACACGACCAGACGGAAGAGAATACCAAAGATGTTGCCCGTCGAATAGATACTGAATCTTGCCAGCGGTAAAAACTTTGTTCTTGTTACGCAATGCGCGTGTATACGCTACCTCTAGTGCTTCCCAAAAGTAAACGGCCCAAGGGTTAGCGCGACGCCATGCGTCAACCATTTTGCGCGCCTCGAACTCAGGTAAATTTATGCCATAAATGCGGCCCATCGCACCAAACGCGCCAAGTCCGCCACCAAATCCACACGCTAACTCTTGAACCTTACCGACCTGTCTTTGATCTTTTGTTACGTCGTCGTATGTTGTCTTAAATGTTGCAGCGGCATTTGTTTTGTAAACATCTAACCCAGACTCAAAAATCTTTAACTTATCTTTGCCTCTAGTGGACAACCACGGATTTACACGACCTTCGATGGCTGACCAATCAGCGACAACAAACTGATGTTCGCGCGCCGGAATAATCGCTGGCCGTAACATACCTTTTAATACGTCAGTGATTCGCTTGCCGTATTTCGGGACGATCTTGTGACCGCGCACCATAGCGTGCCGCACGGCCTCTGGATCATCCGCACACATGCGCGTGAAGTTATGCACCTGCGCGCCGTAGGATGACGCGCGGCCTGTGGCGCTGCCGCCAGCGAACACAAACGCACCACGGACACGATGGTCTTCATCGGCCAAATCAAAGAGGCGCTTGAACTTTGCTACAGAAGAAGCCCATAGATCGTCAGCGCATTGTATAACTTCGGCAACGTCTGGTGGAACTTGTTCAGGATCGTCCATCGCCAGAAGATTCGCACGCGTAGTCTTGTCGATGCTAAACTTGTCGTCACGCTCCATGAGCTTGAGGGCTTCGGGGCCGAGCCTGTCCTGAACCCACTGTCGCATCTTAGGACTGCGAACTGATGTGATCTCGCCGTTCGTGACCTCACGGACAATACGCTCAATCTCTTGTAGTTCATCAGCCGCGTATCTGACTGCCGCTTGGCATAGAGGGACATCAATACGAACGCCGCGATCATTGATGCGTTCATTAGCGTGATAGTCTGCCAGTTCATCATCGGTCAGATCTCGCATAGCCTGACTGGCGGCGCGCATTGTCCGCACGTCTTGTTCGCAATATTCAATTAATTCTGGTATTAACTCATCTTTGAACGGCGGCATACAGCACTGGCGCACAAGATAATTACCGCGATGATCTTTCCGCATGTTCGTGCCCGCAAAACGCGCGACATCTTCTAAGCTGCCCGGCGCGCAGTTGGCGCGAGCTTGCGCAGCGGTGCAGTAGAACTGTTCCAATGGGATCTGATGGCCTAACACATGCCAGAAGATCAGCCGCTCAAACGCTGCGTTATGCGCGCGGATCTGACCTGTAAGGATCGGCATGAGCTGACCCGGACGCCATGTCTGCACCATGCCGTCGCCCACAGCGTAAGACATGCACAGAACCTGCGTAGACGGATGACGAGCGTAGTTATATACGCCCGCCGTCTTCAGATCACATTCACTTCGTGTTTCAAAATCCAACCAGATCACTTGTTTTCTTCCATCAAATGTTCAACGTATTCCATTAATTGCCAACCAGTAACGCAAATCTTTTCCTTGAATGGCGTGCCGTGCGGAGATAAACCGGGTTGCGCGGGTATTGTAACAGTGCCGATTTTCTTCGTTCGTATTAATTCTTGCATTACGCGCGAACTCATATCTAAAACAGATGCCGCACTTGCAGGCGAATACATAACACCAAAATTTATAACTTCCCCGTCTAATTTTGCGCGCGATCTTAACATCGCCTCTTCAACATTTACTGACCATCTTTCGTAAGGCTTCTTAGTTTTAGCAATGTTATATTTTGGATTTTCTGTCTGTATGGCTTTCGTTTCAGCAGCTAAAGCGTCATCGCGTGTTGGATAAGATTCTATTGTTATGTTCGTAATCTCATCAAACCAATGAGAGTATTTACTATGTTGCGACAAGCGCACTACTACATTTGTTGATATGCCAACATATAATAGCGCGCCGTCTTTGTCGAAATGCCGATATAATTTAGTCGGCGTAGCCGTCGATTCCATCGACGCGACTCCCTAACAGTTCGCCATTAGGCCCGTTATAAACTGTGTAGTTTCCGATCTTCGGCGCAGAGATCACATCATTGCCAAGATAATAAAAGTTCTCAGTTGGGTAACTTAGCTCCGTTGCCACTGGGCCGTTCGGGCCGTTGAACACGCTGATCTGTTGCGCCATCGAAGGCTGTGCGATAAGCGTCAACGATACGATCAAGAACGAATAATATTTCATCTGGCCTCTCATGTTTGTCTGAGTATTCTTTAATGGTGAACAGTAGATCGCCCATCAGTTCCTTTAACCGACCTTCGTTATTTTCGCGTCCCATACGACTGACTCCGTTATTTTTGTTGGATCTGTTGCGTCTTGCGTTAAGAACTGCGTCTTGATCGGCCCAACACCGAGCGCCATCCAGTAACGCGCACCTGTGGCTGGCTTGCCGTTCCAGTTCTGTAAATAAGTAAACTGGATCACGTCTTGATAATACGCGCCCATCACATTCATCTGTGATATGTGTTGTTCAAAGTGCACGATCTGCACACCGTTGCTTGCGGCGGGCGGCCAACATTTAAAGAAGTCGAACTTTGGGTAATCAATGTAATCAGACCCAACGTCCTGAAATTCACCCCAACCAATCGGCGGGTTGAGCACGACCTTTTTATTGCCCGGATAGTCATCACGCCATTCAGCGACACCAAAGCCAGGGTTGTAACGGTAATACCATTTGTTTAACCACGTCCCGGCGCTGTCGTAGTTGTTATACAACATACTGTCGCTGCCCTTGTCGTAGCTAAACACAGACGTGAACGACGGTGTATCCGGCGCAGAGTAATCAAAGCGGCGTAGTTCGCCTGACTTGAAGAACGGCCAATAGGCCGGAACGAAAAGTTTATCCGCCACAGCGCACCTTATCCTTTGCTAGAGCTAATCTTGTCTGCGCCGCCCTTGGCGTAATACCAAGGATTACGGCGATGTCTTTGGCCTTAAAGCCTTTACGAAACAGATCATAGACCTGTTGTTCTTTGGGCGTAAGGCGCGTTGCATCATTCCAAACTTTACGTTCGGCCATCTTCTTATCTTTCTTTGAAAAATGCGGGGTGGCTGTTGTCACGCGAACCACCCCGCGATCCATCTAGGAAACGATCTTACCTAGATGAATATCAGCTTCGACGACGACGACCCGTATCCGCTGACGGAGCAGGCTCCGCAACTTCATCCGCGCCATCCATGCCGATCCATTCCACAACATCAAATGTCGGCGTGTAAACGCGGCCATATGATTTGTGGGCGTAGTGATCGCTGCCGAGCTTTACGACAGCAACTGGCTTAGTCTGATCGCTATCAACTTGTTCAGCGATCTTCAGCGCCAGCGCGTGCATCGCGCGCTTGCCGCCTACTGACGTCACAGCGTAACGCGCTTCCATGCCTTTGTCTTCACCTGACAAGCACTTCAACGCCATACCGACCTGTGGTTGCCAGCCAGCCTGCGCGCCGGGTGGTGGTGGGTCAAGATCTGGCAATGGATCCGAGATCGGCACCATCTTCTCAGCCAGAACTTCGCCTGTGCCCCAAGCAATATAGCCATGAACAAAGCTATAAGGATTGATCGCCCACAGCGTTTCTTTCTCGACTTCCGTCTGATCTGCGCCGTAAACCCAATGACCAGTCTTATCCATTTTCAGGATAACGCTGCCGATAGGGCCGACATCAGCTTCGATAGAACGCAACGCTGTCGAGAGCGACGCAACTGACGGAAGATTAGCACCACCAAATTTTACTAGATTAGACATATTACTTTACCTTTACTTTGAGTAAGCCTCACCTTGAAGCACGTCTATTGCAGTTTTCGCTAGTAATAAATACCGCCAATCATCTAAGGGCTCATGCCCAAAAAGTTTATCGGTATCTACAGACTTTAGTTTTGCAGCTACTTTATCCATCAAAAGATCGTGCGCCGCTGCCATATAATGCGCGCGTCTTTCTTCATATGTTTCAAACACTACTTTTTGCATTACTTTACCTGTAGTTTAGAGAAGGCACGACGGATGTCATTGCCTATTGTAACAACGGCAGGGCGCGGGTCTGACTCCGGCGCTAACGTGTTACCCGTGGAAACAGCGACGACGTGATCTTTTGGCAGTTCGAGCTTATGTTTCTTCAACACTTTCTCTAGCTGCGCTGGCGATCTTAACTTCGTCTCTGTTAATTCATCAAGCTCAAGTCCCATTTCTCTAAGAGCTTCCAATGCGCCTTCGTCGTTGACCCACTGACGTGTGGCGCGCTTGGGCACAAGTTTATATCCTGGGATTGCAATACCATTCTCAAGCGCTTGTTGCGCCATCTCACGAACTTCTTTAGCCCACTCTTCAACGCGGTCAGCGATAATAAGCGCATTGCTGTAGCCCTCTGGCGTAATGCTGTTAAGTTTAGTCCGTAACGCGCGTTCTGTCTCGCCTGTCATTGCAGGACAGATAGGTTTAGCAGGGCACCATTTGCAATGATCGCCAAGCGCTACAGGCGGATTAGGACGCAGCGCTGTCGTTACTGCATCATACAGCTCACGCTCAAATGCTTTGATGCGCCCCGGCGTTGTCATCCAACGCTTGACATATGGCGGCTGAACAATGACGCACTCTATTTCAGTGACGCCCTCGAACGCCCAGCGGGCCTCTTCAGTCCGCATAGCCGCAGCGGCATAAAACATAAGCTGATGGTTCTCGACAGCATCCACCGCCACCCCATCACCAAACTTCCAATCGAGAACAATTGCGCGATTGCCAATACGACCAATGAGGTCACATGATCCGAATACGCCAGCTAAATACCCTCCGAAAGAGACGGAAACTTCTGTCTGAAATTCCATCTGTGTGTCAGGATCAATCTCATTTAACGCGTCAAGGGCAGGGCGTAGTTTACGCTCAATGAGATCATCGCCAAGACCAAAGTCATCAGGAGATGCACTGTGAGACAGGATCTTATCCATTGCGTCATGTAACAGTGATCCTTCCTCTGCATATTTTGATGATGGTTTTGGGGGAACGGATTGCGCCAGCTTTACTGAAGCAGGACAGTTAATTACGCGCTTCGCAGTAGAACCGCCGACGATATCAGAATGCATTTTATGTTACCTTTCGTGATTTGCATACTAGACAATTTATTACAGTTGTGTCAATAAGTTTTTTATGACTGATTTGGAAAAAGATATTGAACGTTACTTTGTTAAGTCCGTTCAATCACTTAACGGTGTCGCCTTTAAATTTAACAGCCTATCAAATCGCGGCGTTTCTGACAGAATTGTTTGTTTGCCAAACGGCGAGACGTGGTTTGTAGAGTTAAAGCAAGACGGCGGCAAGCTGTCTGCGCTGCAAAAAATATTCGCCGAAGATATGAAGAAGTTGAATCAGCGTTATGCGTGCCTCTGGAATCGTGAACAGGTAGATAGATGGACTTACGACCGTATCAACATGAAGCCGCAGACTTCCTCTTCTGTAACAACAGAGCCATGATCTTAGCGCCCGTCGGCGCAGGTAAAACAGCAATCACGTTAACCGCGATGACAGAAATGTTAGCGCGAGGATTTGTTGATCGCTGGTTAGTTCTTGCACCAAAGCGCGTTTGCACTGATGTTTGGCGACAGGAAGGGCAGAAATGGTGTCCTGAGTTTGATATATCTGTTGCTGTTGGCACGCCCGCGCAACGCAAAGCCGCCTTTGATTCTGACGCCGATATAGTGGTGACGAACTATGACAATATTCCTAGCATTGATCCCACTACTTTTGACGGTTTGGTTTTTGATGAGCTTACGCGATTAAAAAACCCAAGCGGTAAAAGGTTTAAATACTTATTAAAAATCCTTGACAAGTTCCACATACGCTGGGGCTTGACAGGATCGTTTACGTCCAACGGCCTAGAAGACGTGTTCGGTCAATGTAAAGTCGTAGATCAGAAATTGTTGGGGCGCAGCAAAGGCGCGTTTTTACAACAATACTTCTACTGCATTAACCGCGAGTATCAACAATGGGAACCGTTACCTGGCGCGCTCAACCACGTAATGACCGCGATCAAACCAGCGACATATGTGCTAGAGGCTGGCGAATATAAAGATAAGCTACCGCCGTTAAACGTCATACCGATGCGTTGCGATATGGATCTAGCGCCATATAATAAAATGAAAAAGGATTTTGTTCTTGAACTTAATCAGACCATCAGCGCTCCAACGGCGGCGGTTGTTACGCAAAAACTTCAGCAACTTGCCTGCGGCTTCATTTACGGACTGGATAAGCCGGAATGGATCGGATCCCATAAGTTTGATTTGTTGGATGAAATACTCGAAGAAAATCAACGAGCAAACACGATCATCGTTTACAACTACAAAGAAGAGTTAGCGGAACTTAAACGACGGTATCCACAACTCTCTACTATGGACGATGAAAATGTCGTTGACAAGTGGAACAAAGGTGAACTTGAGCTTTTGGCCCTGCATCCAAAGAGCGCAGGTCACGGGTTGAACCTACAGTTCGGCGGTAACAAGATTATCTTCTTATCGCTGCCGTGGTCGCTTGAGCTCTACGAACAGACCATCGGACGGTTGCACCGCAGCGGTCAAACAAAAGATGTGTGGTGTTATGTTCTGATTTGTAATAAGACTATTGACGAGCGTATCTATGCGAGTCTGCATGACAAGCGCTCGCTGTCGGAGTTGGCCTTAAATGAACTGGCGTGAATTGAATGAAGTCCTAACGGACTTTTCGGAACAGGAGGTATTGGGCCTCTTGGATGACGAGCGCAAGAACGCTCGGCGGTCTACGGTCATTATACGTTTGCATCAGCGTTACACGACGTTGCGAATGTTGCGTGAGCGAGCCGAACTATTAGGGGAAATTGATGAATCCGCACGATCTACTACAACAAGCAAGCGAAATAATAGGCGAGCGCGGGGCTGACTACGGTGGCATCGAAGATAATTTTCAGCTTATTGCTGATTTGGCATCTTTGCGCTTGGGCCGCGATATTCACCCCTTTGAGGTAGCGATTATCATGGTCTGCGTTAAGAACGCGCGCGCGTTTAGCAGCCCAACGCATATTGATAGCCGTCTTGACGCGATGAACTACGAAGCGTTTGCGGCGATGTTTGCCAATGACTATGTGGCCCAGAAAGAAGGTTCCGGCATTGGCTATAAAAAGCGCGCTGATCTAAAGCCCGCTAAGAAAGAAGATCTAAAGCCTGCACGCCGCGCGGAGCTTGCCGTAATCGACGATAAACTGAGCCGTTTCGGTTCCACGGAGCCGCCGAAGTTCAGCGGCAACGGCGCGCTGTTGAGCGACTGAGTATTGAGCCAGGGGAGGGCATGACCCTTCCCTGACTGTCTGGCAACTAGAAAGTGCCGTTGTCAAGATCAGTAGCAGTATCGTCCACGGTTTTAGGGGCCATAACGACATTGGTCTGTTGTGCTTTCAGTTTAGCTTGCAGATCCATACGACGTGTGACTTCCTCACGTCGCCCACGATCATAAGCGTCAGCGATTAATATTTTAACGCCGCCGTAGAGCACCGTTAAAAATAAGCCAATTAAGATAGCAGTTGTCATGCGCCCGTGACGTTAAAATCTTTAGCGCCGATCAGACCGATAGCAATTAACGCAGCTTGCAAAGAAGGCCAGTCAAGCGTCTTGGTCTGCCAAGCGTTGAAGAGGACACCAACGAGAGTGAGGACGCCAGGGATGGTGGTTTTCCAATTTTTAATCATTCGAGTGCTCCTCTAAAATAAATGCCAAGCATAAATGCTAGTTTTGCAACATATGACGCCGTAAGAGCGACAATGATTCTATTTAACAAGCGCTATGATCTGCGCTTTAACGTCGGCGATACGCGCAGACCAGCCTTTGCCAAACGTAGACCAGATAGAAAGCGATTGCATGAACGCCAGCCGTTTGTTCGTCACGGCCATAGCGACAAAGGTTTTGGTGGCTTGGATTGTTGCAGGGCCGATCTGACCGTCCTGCGTAACGCCGACAACAGCTTGAAGATATTTGGCCGCTCTTGATACGCCGCTGTTCACAGCAAAATCGAACACAGCAAAATCAACGCCGTCGGGCAAATTATCTCCAGAAACACGATCCCAATAGAGGTTCTTGTAAATCGCCGCAACTTCCGAATCAGCAATAGCGCGCACGCTCTGCGTTGGGAGATTCTGTGATTTACGCCAACTGTCATAGACCGCTTGTGTAACGCCCTTATTCGTCGGGCCGCCTGGATCTTTTGGATGGTCAACGTAGCCGCCCTCATATTTGAGAACCTGCTTAAGCGCCTGTGGATAATTCTCTTTCATCGCCGGTCTGCTTTCTGGCTTACAAGATCTCGAATGGTGTCAAGTTTTGCGAACACTTGGCCTAACGCTGAATTAAATTCATCGCGGGTAACGTAGCGCCCTGCTACAAGAACCTCGATAGCGGCGACCTTATCGGCCAGATCCTTATCGGCTTCTTGCAAATCTTTGACAGCGCCCCAGACGGTATTCAATACCCATCCGCCTAGGACGCCGATGATTCCAACGGCCACATCAAAAAACACTTGATATTCAGCCATTGGTGTCATCTCGCCATCGCATTTATGCCCTGCGTCGCTATAGGTGCAGCGATAGGGGCGTATTCAACAGAGAACGGAACAGCGGTTGGAGCGCCGCGTGTCATAGCGGCGACATTACCCGCCGCGCGGCGCGCTAGTGCATTACGAACAGCGCGCCCAGCCGCGCCACCAAGAGCCGCGCCAGTAGCGCCATAAAATGCATATGGATCTTCGTTACCTAGACCGTAACCGCCGACAAGCGCTTGTGTTGCCAACATACCTGGGCTACGCGAGGGCGCAAAACGGCTTGCAAAATTAGCAATTGCAGATCCTTCGCTGCCTTTTGCAACACGTTTTATCATGGTCTGTTCGTCAGGCGTAAATCGACGCATACGCCCTTCATTTTTTGCTAACGCGCGGAATTGCGATTCAATATTTTCGGCGGATCCGCCAGACAAATCAGCGCGTTCAATTAAGCGCTCAATTTCGGCGCTCTTGCTCATCATCTTATAGTCTTTGATACCAGACATAAGCGCGTCAGCGGCTTCTCTGCCTGCGCCCGTTTGTGATGCTATGTTGGTATTTTTTTCATTTGTAACAAAATCGTCCAACTTGTCCGTTAACATTCCGCCTAAACGGCGCACGTCTTTTTCTTTATCGTTGCGTAGAACACCAAGCGTTTGTCGAGCGTTGTGCAAACTTTCTATCGTCAATGGCTCATTGCCAAGATCTTTTATTACATTTATAGCGGCTGTTACATCGCCAAATTTAGGAAACCGCGGATCGTATCCTTTTAAATTTGTCCCTAAATTGTCCGCAAAAGTTTTAAATGCTGTTGGGTCATATTGAACACCAAGCGAAGTTGCTTTTTCGAAGGCTTGTGACGCGCGTTCACCAAGACCTTCAGTTGATGGTGGTTTACCAACTAAACGCAGAGCGCCGCGTTGTCCAGCGGCCAGCGCTGACTCAGCGGTTTGTTGCAATCCTGCCGCGCCTCTTGCGCCAGCTAGACCACCGACAAGACTTGTAGCCAACAGAGCGCGAGGATCTTCAATACCCATTTGTTCGGCGCGCACAGGCGCAACAGCGGCACCGGCACCGGCACCTGTCTGAACAAACGGACGTTCGCCCATTGTCGCTAATACATTACGCATTACGCCGGGGGCTGCGCGTTTAGCCAATACATTAGCTGCGCCTGCGCCAGTCAATGCACCGCCCGCGCCTTCAACACCTGCGGCTAATAACTCTTCAGCCTGCGTGCGAGGCCGGAAAGATTGCGGCGTCAGATATTGACGCGCGATGTCAGACGGCGTTCTAACTTGGGATGTGCCGATCTTAGGTGCTGCTATATTGTAAAGCGTCGTCGCCAGATCAGCGACACCTAACGCTGCCGGAGCTGCAACAGCGCCAACAGGGCCAGCAACAAGACCACCAAGTCCAGCCGCCGCCGCAATAGGAGCGATAGCGCCGCCAGCAACTTCAGCCGCGCGTCCGGCGGTTAAACCTTCAGACGGTTTTTGTGGCGCAGCTTCTAGCCCAAAATGCTGAAGTATTTCGGCGTCTGAATAACCAGCTTTTTTAGCTTCCGCTGTCTCAGGTATAGACATAAGGAATTGCTGGATCTCAGCATCCGAATATCCTGCCGCTTTTGCGCCCGCTACGTCAAACATTTTTATCTCGTATAGAAAGAAGACAATGGAGGCCGGTTAGGGGGTGGCGCAACAGGAGCGGCAGGCGCTACGGGGGCAGCGGCCTCTTCTGGCATTTTAATTTTACCAGAGCCATATCTTGAGGATATATCGCTAACAATTGCTCTTATTGATTCAATCGACATGGTTGGATCGCCTAAACGCTCCAACGCTGTTTTAAGTTCGAAATTCGAATCGAGTTCTTTAGATGTCTGACCAGTTGCTTCTTTAATATCTTGTAAAAGCTGTCCTCGTAGAGCGGAAATTCTATTACGTCTATCTTGAGCTTTAGACCCCAAGGCTTTTTCGGTTTCTTGACCGACAGTTGTTCCTTTAAGATACCGTCCCAGCGTGCCAAGCGGATCCGCAGCAGCCGTTTGGCTGCTTATCATGTCGCCAGAAGTTACTAACTGCTCATACGTCCCCAGCATCTTATCAAGAGTTTTGTCAATATTTGCCTGTCCTTTAATTTGCTTGCGCGTGCCAACTGTTACTGGCTGCGGCGCGGGAATAGGCGCGGCTTGTGCAACAGGCGGTAATGGTTGTGGAGTTGCCATAGCATTGACTGGCGCTGCGCCCATCATATTAATTGGCGGCTGAATCTGTGGGCCGCCCATAAACGTAGGTAGTCCACCCGCTGCGAACGCAGGAACAGCTTGCGATCCTGGCAAACCTGTGCCACGCGCAATATTCGCTTCTTGCATCCGACGACCGGCGTTGACGCCTTTATTGTCGCCAGCAAGACTTTCAATCGCTTTGGCAATAGCTTCTGGATTACCAGATTGCACCGCAGGAACGATACGGCTAGGAATATTGCCATAGTTATATGCGATAGAAGTAAGCGCTGCCCGTGTATTTTCAGGCAGACGGGCCCAATTTTCCTCGCCAACTTTAGCCGCGGCTTTTGGAATAAATTCAGTTTCTAATCTACGGTTGAGGTCACGGCGCGCATCGTCTTTAGTTATAGGGGCCATGCCCTTACGGACTTTTTCAACTGTTCCATCTTCGCGTGTTACTGTGCTACTACCAAAACCTACCCGATCAGCATTAACATCGAAATATGGTGTTGGTCTAAAGCCCTCAAAATTTTCTACTAATGGCGCAGCTAAGTTCTGACGTTCGCCGGGCATACCTTCGCCAGAAATAATAGGCGCAGGCACAAGACCTTGCGGTGTCTTGCGGTAAACTTCGCCGCCAGCTTCCATATATGATGGCGCAGTAACTTCAGATCCCGGCACAACTTCAGCACCGCCTGTAGCACCAACACGAATGAAACGCGAAGTGTCGCCAAAATGTTGTTGAAGCACCTGAGGCTTAAGATCCGCGCCTTTAAGACCAAGCATCGAAACAGTCTGCGGATCGTAAGTCGGCGATAATGTCGCTGCGGCTAACGGAAATGTTTCGGTAACTTGCTTATACCATGCGCCGTAGTTCTTCGCGTTAAGACGTGGAGCCATGTCAATTAGCGAGTCATACTTTTTAGACGCTAATTCAAATTGCGTTTTTTCTTCTTCACGGACGTCTTTAGCCGCAGCGGATTCCATCTGTTGTGCAAGTTTTTGCGCTTGCGTCTCTTGCAGCGCCGACGCTTGTCCTTGCGCTAATGCGCCAAGGATATTTACATTCGGAACCTGAAATTCTGGAAACGGCTGGTATTGAATAGGCATTATTGTTTTCCTGGGAACATTGCTCGACCGGCTAGATAACTGCCAGCCTGTATGCCTTGACCCGCAAGCGCCGCAAGAAGATTAGTTGGCCCCATTGCGCCTTGAGCGTAACTCGAACCGATATTAGCCGCGCCTTGAGCAAGACCTTGGCCCAAACCGCCATAAACGCCAGCCAATTGATTGCCCGCGCCTGTGTAAGTGCTTGCTAGATTAGCGGCTGTATTGCCATATAAATTAGCAAGATTCTGGCCTGTCCCGGTGTAGACACTTCCGATGTTAGCGCCAGTTGTGCCCGCCAAACCAGAGGCGATATTAGCTGCGCCTGCGCCCTGACCGCTAAGATTTTGAAGTCCTTGCGTAGCGGCAAGACGATTAGCCATAAAACGATTGTATGCGTTGCTATATTCTTGACTACCCGCCTCTTGACCATAGCGTGTAGCAGCTTTCAACGCGCCACCTGACCCGGCTAAACCGCCAGCCCGTGCAGCGTTAAGCATTTGTTGTTGTCCTTGCTGAAGCCGGAAAGCATAGCTCGGATCCATCTGAAGCTGTTCAAGCGTCGGCTGTTGCGTATACGCGCCGCCAGGGCCAAAGAGCTGCGCAAGCTGATTTGTTGCCTGCGTTCCTGCCTGCATATACGGTTGTTGATAGCCTACGCCTTCTTGATAGTATTGCGGAAGCGCTTGCAGCGCGCCAGTCTGACCAGCCTGAAGCGCGCCCGCGCCTTGAGTCTGACCTTGCCTGAGAGCATCCGCTGCTTGTTGTCGCGCTTGTTCAAGAGCTTGCTGTTGCTGTTGAGCCGCAGCCGCTTGGAACATCATGCCCTGTTGGGTGCCTTGCGCTTGAGCATTAGCGGCAGATTGAAAACCCATATTAGTTCTCTCTTGCTACGGTTCCATCTGCCTGTGGCTTGAAACCTAGTCTTTCCAATATGTTATACATAAAATCATGGCCTTTAGCGACTTTTGTAAATTGCATATCCGCCAAGATTTCTTTCAGTAATCCTTTAGTCAGCCAGCGCCTGCGCCATTCAGGTAATATTGATACATGAGTTTCGCCGTTTTTGGAATAGATAGCTCCTATCGGCGTGTTATCTCTCACGATCAATTTCAAGTTCCAATCTGCCGCAATAGCCTCGTAGTCCTCGTAACTTATATAATCTTCCCAATCAGTCGCGGCATAGCCTATCTTTAAGGCTATAGCGCGATCATTAGGTCTTGATGATGTATAGCACGGCATAGTTCTTAGGCCGAGTTTCGGTGTTGCCGGTGTAGGAATTGTTGACGGTCAGGCCAGTGGTATTTGAGTTTGTTGTAAAAGTGCCTGTTTGACTCATTATAGCGCCGGATCCACCGCCATTATTTGCAAGATAGGTGCCCGTAAATGTATGAGTATGGCTTGGATCATTAACGCCGTGATTATGCGTCGCGTAAGCATCAATCTGCGCGCCAGCAAACGTGCGGCCCACTGTAATAGCGGTGCCAAGCGTAAAAGTCAGACCTGTATTAGTAGCTGTGGCGTTAGATGAAATATACGCCGTCGTGCTATTATAGATGTTTGTAATATATGCGCCGGTCGGAATACCCGTGCCGCTGATCGCTTGCCCAACGGACAACGTTGATGTGCTTGCCATTGTAATTGTGGCGCTGCCATTTGTCGTCGCGCCAGTGCCAACAGTGCTAGAAGACGCCGTAGCCGCTGCCGAAATTGTAATAGAATTTGTGCTTTTGGTGGCAATCGTAGCGCCGGATGGGATACCTGTGCCGCTAATTGGCATACCAACGAATAGATAAGTCGTTGAATTTATGCCGCTAATTGTCGTGCTAGTATTAGTGGTTATACCACTGATAAGAGTGGTATCTTGGCTCGTAGTCGTCGCGCGGCTATCATAGCCTCGCAAAAACTGCCCGCGAAGATCCGGCACGTTAAATGTCGTTGAGCCGTCGCCTGTTCCCCATGTCGTGCTAATAGCCGCAAAAAGATCGGCATATGTTGTGCGGGATACAGCGGAGCCATCGCACAACAACCATCCAGAAGGCGTTGTTGATGAAGCATAAGCCAACAAAGCGCCGGGCGGCATGGATGTATCGACATAAGATTTTGTCGCCGCCTGAAGCGCAGACGTGGGGACGCCAGGAAGCACAACAGGGACAGTAGACGTAGCGTCTGTGGCGTTAATTGTTAAGCGCGTTGCCGAATTTGTTTTAACTGTAAAATTACGAGTGCTACTAGCCTCAAAGATTGAATCGGTAGAATCTGCCGATATGACCGTGCGGGCCGTGCCACCGGCTGTTGAGATCTGAATAGCGCCGCCTGCCACGTCAAGTTTATTTGCTGGTGCAGCGGTTCCGATACCAACATTACCCGAACTATCTACAACAAAAGGCGATGAGTCAGGATCAGTTTCGTCCTGCACGCGGATAGCTGGGCCTGCACCAAGCTGAGTTATGAGCAACGCAGGGCCAGGGCTGTTATCGGCTATAGTTACGTTAGTCGTAAAAACAGGTGATACGGCTGTAGATGGCGGGGCGATATTATCTACCGTCCAAATTTCTGTGCCGTTAGCGTCAGTTAGTTTGAATTTATACGATGTGCCCGTAAGCCAAATGTTGGCTTCGCCGCGTGAGTCCAATACAATTGGATTGCTGTTAGGCGTCGAAGCTGCCGCGTCCGTATAGGTCGCCTGTGGCGTGGTCGTGCCTGCAACATAAGTATAAAGAAAACCGCCTGCAAGCGGAACGCCTGCGGCGTCAATAAACTGAGCTTTAGCGGTGGGCGATACAACAGCCATTTAGACACCTACACAACTTGTAACGGTCAGGATGACCGAAGGAATAGCGGGAACTGGGCTAGACGCAGCCACATACGGAATTGAGACATTTAAACTGCTAGAGGAATAAACCAGCTCAAAATAATCGCCTGTCTGAAGGTTTAGCACGAAATTCCATGCGGCGACAATCGCGTCGTTAGATCCGCCGGTTAATGTCACTTCTGTCGCCGAATCATCTACATCAATACCGTTTATTCGAGGCCACATATAAACGCGCTTAGTGCCGCCTGCCGTATTATGTATTTGCGCGGAAAACTGAAAATTATATGTGGCTGTGTTGTCTACATAAATACGCGAGGCGGGCGTGCCGATATAAACGCCATATGTTAGATCAGACCCATCAGCGCGTGTATATGTGTTATTGAACGTTAACGCATACGCCGTGTTTATGGCAGCGGGCGTAAACGTCGTTGTGCTATAAAATGACCCATATCGTCGTCCTGCTTCGAGCGCTTGATAAGTATTAAAGAACCAACGATACCACGGGCGGTTAACGAATCCCGTAGCGTCATCGTTCATCTTGACGCGAGCTGCGGGGATCTGTGTGTTGTTATCGACCAGATTAGGCATTGGTCGGGCTCACATGCAGTTCAGCTCCCATAATGGCGATCTGAACAGGATCAGTGCCTGATATTTCATAGACTCTATCGCGGAGTTTCATCGTCATGCCAAGCCGCCGCCAGATCGTGCGGTAGCCTGTCTGACCGATCTGACCCATAGATTTCCAGTGCTCGTTAGACCAAGTGTGTCCGCCATCGTCAGACCAGCGCAGCATAACTTGCGGGTCAGCGCCAATCGTTATGTTATATTGAGCGTAGTCACGTATCAATAAGGGAGATCCAGCGCGGTCAAGAATAAAATCATGTGCGCGATCATAAATATAAATAATATCATTGACTTCCTCTTGGCTGTAACCCGAAAGACCTACGCCAGCTTGACAGTCAAGCTGAAGACTATGTTGCGTCGAGCGGTTTAGATCGTTCTGGCCGGTAGGCAGAGCACGCCATGAACGTAACCATTTCTGTGTAGATCCTGCTTCCGAATAAACAGCCGGATCATAAGCAAGAATGTCACCCGTGCGGTAGTCGCCGATAACAATTTCATTGTTAAAGTTCATCTGGCAAACGCCGCGTGTGCGGGTAAACTGATTGTTTATCCAAGCCGCGCGTTCGTGCCACGCGCCCGTCGCCACGTCATAGACCCATGTCGTGTTAGCGTTGGGGAAGTTCAAAACGTAGAAGCTATGGCCGTCCTGTTGATATGTATACCCCACAGCGTCAGATAACGTCGCGTATTGTTGAATCTGCCATTCGACCGCATGGGTTGAAACACGCTCGCCTGAGTAGCCTTTTGAACGGTAGACAATACCATTACCGCGCGCGTCAGCGCCGAGCCAGAATAGACCATTGTCGAGCTTGGCGACTGAGTAAGCTGCAAGACATCCGATTTCGTTAAACGCGCCTTGAATACGCGCTAACGGAAAATCGGGCAGACCGGCGTCATACCAGACTTCGACTGAGTTGGTGCCAAATAGCCAGACTTCGCGGTGATCAACGATTAGCGTGACAAGATTGTCAGGCGAGCCTTCAGCGCTGGCAAAATAAAGCGGGTCAACTGTCGTTCCTGTTGAGTCCATAACCCAGAAAATCTGACTATCTGGTTGATTGAATACAAACCAACCATCAAGAAAGCCACAGCCGACCGCACCTGCGAAAGGTGATGTGAGCTGCGTCAGGAAAGGCGTGAACGTCAGCGTGGTGCCTGTGTTAGTCGCCGTAGCCGCTGCCGATAGGATAAAGAAAGGTGAAAATGTCAGTGTAACGCCAGTATTGGTGGCAGTAGCAGCCGCCGACAATACAAACGTCGTTGTATTCGTAATGCTGGCGACTCGCGCGCCTGCCGGAATACCTGTGCCTGATACAGGTTGACCAACATTAATATTAGTTGTGCTACCGCCCGATACCGTCGTGCTTGCGTTAGTCGTATTAAACGTAGTTGTTGTCGTATCGTAGACTACGCTAGAGACTGTTGCGCTTGTAGGGATGCCGGTGCCTGACACAGGCTGGCCTGGATAAACGTAAGTTACATCACCATTCCATACAGTCGTAACGCCGTTTGTTGTATTAAACGCAAGCTCTTGATAAGTGCTATTATAAATATATCCGTTTGTTCCGGCAGCGATAAACATCTGCCTGCCATTGTCGGTCATTGTAACTTGATCGGCACCTTCGATTGTGCCTAACTCTGTATAATCCCAATTAGAATCAATACGATAGAGCTTAGTTGCGGATACTGCGTAGCCATAGGCAACTTTGGCCGATTCACCTGCTTGTGGATCAATGCGGTCGCTTGTAAACGTCCAAAGCCCTCGAACCGGCCCTTGGCCTAATGTCTGAAGAAAGCGCAGCCCAGGTGCTCGTTGTAGCCACGCAGCCTGCTTACCGCCTTCAGGCACAACTTCGGGAAAAAGATTAATCATTCTATTGTCAGCCGCATTTGGACTGCGGGTGACATAACTAGAGCCAAGGATAGGCGTTGCGACCATCAGTAGTTGCCCGCATAGATGTTATAGCGCTGACGTGTGCCGACGATGCTGTAAGGCAGAGCCATGATGTCGTCAGGGTTATTGATGCGCTTCAGATTGCGCTTGCTATACATGGCGATCCGGCTGACCGTAGGCGATGGCTCGACGCCAAACTCAGGGGCCAGCTCGCAAGCCAGATTGTAGCGGAACGCCCGCAGATACCCAGGCGGAAAAAGGATCGCCGTTGCTAGATTAGCAGGCTGCGATAGCTTTTCGACCGA